CGCCAATGCGAACATATTTGGCTGCTGCTCAACGCCAATCAGGGCTTCCTTTTTTATGCGGTTCTTGTCTTTTTCTGTCACTGCCGACTTGAACATCTGATGCATAGCGGAGATTAGGAATCCTCCGGTGCCAGCGCAGATGTCGAGAGCCTTGCTATCCTTGTTGACATTGGCGAGCAGCGCACACAGTTCGGTGACGTGGCGCGGCGTGAGAACGATGCCGAGCGCCTTCTTGTCGCCTCCCGCGTATTTCAGAAACTCGCCGTAGAATTGACCAACGACATCAAAGTCGTGGTAGACGCTGATAAAAGGATCTACCTTTTCATTCAAACGTCGGATTAATTCGTGCAAAACACCCTTCGGATATTTTTTATGCCGCTTGGCGATCTCGGGATGGCTTGCGATGTTTGAATATGGAAGTGCGATTGTTTCCCGTTTTGAGTTCGGAATGTCCGCTTTTCTCAATTCGGATTTGATGACGCGCAGCCATTCGTCGGGCAAGTCCTTGACGGAGTAATCACCGAACGTTTTAGCAAAGGCGGCATTCCGTAATGCGATCAGCGATCCGCTCACAAACAGCGGCTTCTCACTCTCGCTTGCCTTCACGTCGTCTCGCATGAAGTCATGGAGTTCTCGCGAGAATGCCATCAGGTCTGTTAACCGGACCTGCTGCACAGCAGGATCATACTCCGCGTGACCGATATAGTCGGAATTACTTACTGGTATTGTCAAGTGCATAATCGCCATTGTTTTCCTCCTGTGTGTCTAAACCGGATAAGCATGTTTCATACCACGCTACCTTTTGGTCGCCGGTTGGATGCCTGCTCACTCCAAGTCGCCCATCTGCAATTTGACGGTTCATAATTGCCGTTCTGATCCGGGTATCTATCGATTGTCAGGTGATCGGCATATCCGTTGGCTAACGCCCAATCGCGAAATGCTTCGAGTGATTGCCACTCATCGCACACTTGAATGCCGCGACCGCCGTAGTATTTATACTTGTCGGCATGCGGATTCTCGCAGCGAGCGTGCATCGCGCCGAAGATTCGATAAATCCTCGTGCTCTCTAATCCGTGCGTTTTATTGGCGCGGCCCATCGCGGCTGCGGCCTCGCGCTTCTGGCAGCCGCAGCTTTTGGTGTTCCCACTTCTGACGCTTTCTATGCGCACGACGATCTCTTTTCCGCAGTCGCACCGAAAACGCCAAAGCTGTTTCCGACGGCGCCCAGCGTCGTAGCCGGCAAATGCAATGACCGTTAGGCGGTTATGGCGCTGGCCTGGACAGGTTTTTCGGGTATAGGGTTTGTCAGCTTCGGTCATGGGTCACTCCATGGACTGCGGTTAGGCCCTCACGCGCGCATCAACGCCGTGGGGGCTGACCTTTCATAGGGGCGAATCGCCCATTCTGCAACTACCAAAAGGCCTCGGCATCCCGCCGGGGCCTTTTCTTTTCCCAGGAGTATCGAATGACCGACGTCGTGATCCGGCTCGACAAATCGAAGCCATCTTCCGAGGTACGGGGCGAGCGCACGCCGAGCGACCCCCACTACCGCGTACATTTCAATCAAGGCCGCAAGTTCAACGGCAAGATGATCTTGCTGCCGTTCGACGTTGACGGCGTCCTTGTTCCGCCAGACCCGGAACACATGGAGCCCTATGCGGGGCTCGATACCGACGGCAAGCCCGTCATGCACAAACCGCTTTACGACAAGGACATGCTCGCGCTGCTCGATTACGTCCGGGCGAAAGCCGCGGGCGCTGCTGTTGCGACTGGTGCCGGCAATCCCATCGATGACAATGACGCCGAGGAAGACTCGGTGGAAGACGTCAATCTGATCGCATGGCTTAAAGGCGAGGCGCGTTACACGCCAACCGAGCGACGTGCGGCGGCCAAGAAGCGCTATCACATTCTCTACAAGGACGACGCGGAAATGGTCCGTGGCCTTGTGCTCGACGAACAGATCGTCCCGGAAGACCAAGTCGCGCCCGCTCTAGCGGGATATCTGAAGGCGAAGGTGGCGGCCTGACATCAAGGGCGCTGGTGAATAGCCGGCGCCTTTTCTCTTATGCGAGCTTGTCCCAATGGCGATGACATACACATCTCTAACAGGGAGCCGCGGCACGCCAGGGGCTATTGCTACTTGGTCGAATTATACAAAATTAGATATTCCGACAATCGTCGATGAAGCTCAAGCGCTGATCTATAGCGCCATACGAACGCGCGAAATGACCGCGACCTACAATTTCAGCATGGGGATCGGTGGGGCCAATTTTCCGCTGCCGGCATATTTCCTGGACCCGATCGGCCGCATCAACTTTACGTCCTTCAATAGCCCGGCCCGGCATAAGGACGGCGCTTTCGTCCAGCGCAATAGGAACTACACAGAGCTCTCCGGCACGCTCGGCACCAATCCGTTCACGACCACAACCGGCTCGAACATCGTATCGGTCAATCTGGCCGGCAACGGCTTTAGCCAGGACTCGATCTTCAACACTAGCGGCGCGACGGCGTTCAACGGCGCCACCATCAACGGCACTTTCCCTGTCACAGCGATTACCGACGCCGACGATTTCACCATTGATATTACTTCGCTCGGCACAACGCCTACCGGCTCCGGTGCGGGCGGTGGCGCCGCGGTCAATTATCTTTGTGACAACCTGATCCAAGGTTTTCCCGACTGGTTCGGGATCTGGAACGAGACGGTCTATTTCGATACCGCGTTTACGCAGCAGACGCTTGGCGTGATGCAATATTACCGAAGCCTGCCGCTGCTGTCAGCGAGCAACGAAAGCAATTTCCTCACCAATCGCTATCCGCAACTGATGCGCACCTCATGCCAGGCTGCGGCGGCGGATTTTATGAAAGACAACGTCGAATACCAGAAATGCGTTCAACGCCTGCAGGGCCTCGTTCAACAGATCAGCATCGAGAACGACGGCTACATGCGCGGCATGGAAATCGACACCTATACACCGTGAAGGTAGCAGGCAATGACCGCAGACACCTATAGTTCCATCCTCGGCTTTCTACAGATGGGCACAGGTAACGACGTCAACACATGGGGACAGAATTGCAATGATGCCGTCTTTGCCGTGTTCGAGAACGCCATCGCCGGGATTCTCGACGTCACTGTGTCGACACCAACCGGCGGCCTCGATCTAACGGAGAACGCGCCGCCAAACGGCGCGAGTGCTGCTGCCTATGCCGGGTTTAATTTTACCGGCACGCTGACGAGCCTTCAAACGGTATCGCTGCCAAACCTGTCGAAGTTCTGGTTTATCCGCAACGCATCGACTGGCGCCTTTAACCTGACCATGGAGGTGCTGGGGCAGCCGGCAACAGTCATTCCGCAGAATTCCGCGTGGGGCATCGGAATGTGCGACGGCGCCAATAACTTTTACTATTACCCATTGCCAGGCACGAGCACGACCAGCGGGCGCCCGAGCGTCGCGCAGTGTCCAGCCGGAACGCCATGGTTCGACACCACATTGGGTATTCCGATCTGGTCGAATGGCACTGCTTGGGTGAACGCGGCCGGCGCAACGGTGTAAGCCGATGGCGGACTTAACCCCAATTCCCATTGTCGTGCCGCCCGGCGTCATCGTGACGGACTCGCCGCGCGCCGCAGCGGGACGCTGGATCGGCTGCGACAAAACCCGTTTCGTCAACGGCAAGCCGCAGAAGGTCGGTGGCAACGTCCGAATAACTACCACAGCCACGAACGGCACCCCGCGTGCCGTGCATTGCTGGCAGGACTACATTCAAAATCGCTATGCGGCGGCCGGCACCTACAGCAACCTGTATGCCTTTGATTCCGGATTTAATCTCACCGACATTACGCCGGAGACGACATCAGGAACCTTACCCTACGGCGGTCTTCTGACCACAAGCGGTCTGGTGGGAGGCAGCGGCTATACGAACGGCACCTTTACCAATGTGTCGATCGGTTGTGAAGAAGAGTATGAACCTGGCTCAGTCAACGGCGCTGCTACCATTGTGGTGTCAGGGGGGGCCGTTACCAGCCTCACGGTTACAGCGCCCGGCGAGTTCTTTGTGGTTGGGCGATCCGTCACTCTGCCGATAAGTTGGGGCGGTGGCACCGGATTCGATAGCAAGGTTGCTACCATCGGTCCGTTCAGCACGACCAACAGCTCAAACATTGTCACTGTGGCGTGGAATGTGTCGGACCTCGCAACGCAGCCCGTGGTCGGGCAGCCCGTCGTTTTCAGCGGAGCCGTGACTTTCAACAATGTTGAGATGAATGGTGAGTTTACGGTCGCCAGCATCGTCGACGACATTCATTTCACGGTGATCGCCAATACCACGGCCAATGCCACCGGCGCCGGCGGCGGAAACAACAGCAGCTTCGTCTTTCTCATTCCCGCTGGCGTCGATGCTGGCACCTCCGGCATCGGCTGGGGGCGTGGCGGATGGGGCAGCCTTGGATGGGGTGCGCCGCCGTCCGATCCAAACATTACCGGCGTCGAACCGCGCGTGTGGTCGCTCGATCATTTTGGCGATGTGCTGCTCGCCACTTATAACGGCGGCACACTCTATTCATTCGATCCAACGCAGTCCGAGCCATGGCCGCGCGCAGTGACCACCTTTGGCGGCTACGCCATGGGCGCGCCGACTAATTTCCGGGCCATGGTGGTGACGCCGGAACGCTTTGTGTTCGCACTGTGCGACGAAATGGTGGTCAATGTTTCCAGCCAGGGCGACCCGACCACCTGGACGATCGCTACTACCAACACCGCATTTGCCCGCACCATGCAGGGCGGCACGAAGCTAGTCAGCGGGCGCGTGCTCGCACCGTTCCTCACGCTCATTTGGAGCGATAGCTGCTGCTTCTTATTCCAATATACCGGCAGCCAATTCGTCTATAATTCGAGCTTGGTCGGCAACGATTGCGGGTTGATCGCGCCAGGAGCCGCGGTCACTGTCGCTGGTGTTGCGTACTGGATGGGCGCGGATAATTTCTACGTTTATAATGGGACGGTTTCGCCGGCACCGCTCGTAAATGAAATCCGCAAATACGTGTTCGACGGCATAGACACAGATTACGTCTATCAGTCGCACGCGGTCTTTGTCGCGAAATATAACGAAATCTGGTTCTTCTACACCACCAAAGGCAAC